TTTATTAAATTTATTGAAGAATATAAAGAAATGCATGATATACAAGATGAAAAATTATAAAGGAGAATTAAATGAAATGTTCAGTTGATATTAAAGAACTTCAGAAAGCAGTTAAGTTGTTGACTCCCATAGTTAATGTTAATAATTCAACAGTTTCACTGCGTCATCTTAAGATAAGAAAAGTTGATGATAAATTAGAAATAACGGGGTATAACTCGAATATATTTGCTTCTGTTTATGTTACTGTGTACAATTTAACAGGAGATGATATTTCATATGTTTTTGCTAAGACATTTTTTGATCTAGTGAAAGCATTTAATGGGACAGTAGAACTTGTGATTTCTCCTGAATCTTTTCATATTAAATCCGAAAAATCTAAATATAAAGTAGGAACTTTGGATAAGGATTTTTTCGTAAGCGAGATTCCCGAAGACCCAGACCATTATTCAATCAAGTTTAATAAAACGGGGATCAAACTTAATGATTTTAAGATCAATGTAAAGAGCATAATGCATTGCTTGTCTGAAGATAAGTCTCAGTTAGCCCTTCAGCATATATATTTCAAAGACGGGATTATGATAGCTTCTGATGGGGTTAGGGGGGCGATTATAGGCGGAGATTATAAAGCCCTAAATGGGTATATGCTTCATAAAGATATCATTAATTGCATAATGAACATTGAAGAAGCTTCATTGATGTATTTTAAGATAGAAGACGACATTTTACAGGGAATGATAGGGAATTTTATATTTACTCTTTCGCTAGCAGGTGTTGCTTATCCCTATGAAGATATAATTAAATTGTACAACGAGTACAATAAACGAACATTTAATATTGTAATACCTGTTAAACAATCAATGATATTAGATGCCCTTTCTCGTCTTATCTTGTTGGCAGATAAAGAAACTAATGCTATTAATGTTGTATTTTATCCTAATTATATTTCATTCAGTGTAGAAGGGAATAGTTCAGGAGAAGAGATTGTTCATATAGGTGACATAAATATTAAAGAACCCGTATCTTTACATGTTGACGCAAAAAATTTACGGGATGCCCTTTTGCATTCTTTGGGTGAGATATATTGGAAAACAGATAATTCTGAAGATATGCAATACATAGTAGATAGTGATATGGTACAATTTTTCTTTGGGTTAAATTCGTGAGAATACCAAATTATATAATGAATACATTTAAGAAGTGGCTTATTGTTTTGATAGCTATAGGATTAGCTATATTTGGATGGTGTCAATATCATGAGAAAGAACAACTAAAGGATCAGATACAAAATGAAACTGGGAGATAAAGAATACGAAAATTATAATGATTTTTATACAGCAGTATTAAAAAAATATGAGCTTTTTATTAAAGGACAAGTCTGTAAAATAATTCATAATTATGACGATCAGCAAGATGTTTGTCAGATCATTAGAATATTTTTATATCATAAACTTAAAAATTATAAAGACTATGTTCCTCTAGATTTTTTTGTCAAAAACAATATAGGTTTTGCTATTCTTAAGTACTTGTGTGAGGTAAAAAAACAAGATCGTTTTGAAAATGGATTTGTTTCTTTAGATGAACAGCATTTTTATGGAAGCGAACAATGTGATTATATAACGAATCATGAAGAAGAAATTATAGAAATCTTTAGAAAACTTTTACCTAAATTATCAATGAAACACAAGATTGTTCTCTTTACCTTATTTTATAATTTTGACAAAAAGAATTATCAGCAATTAGCTGCAATGCTCAATATGAAGTATGTGACGTTTTTGACTAGATTGTATAAAATTAAACTTATTGCTGAAAAAATCCATAAAAAGACTTAAGTAACTCATTATAAAATATAGTTTTCGTGTTTTTTTTAGTATTCTTATATAGAGGTGTATGTTATTGTGAAAAACACGAATATTATTATTTTGTCAGAAGATGAGAAACAAAAATATACTGATGTTTTGGTTAAGTACTATGCAGAGAAGGGTTTATCAGAGCATGATGCTTTAAGTAAAATCGAAGAAGTCTTTGCTGAATGTCAAATGGGATGGGAACGTGCCCCCAAAGATATAAGCACTAGAATCAAAGTAAAGACAGGATTTCAATGGATTTCTCATGAAAATCTTAAACCTCGACAGAAAAAAGACATCAATATAAAGCCTATAGAAGAATCTCCCGAAGAAATAGGAACCGATAACTACCTATTTAAGTTTTTATCTCAGTCTGAACAAAATTGGTGGAATGATCGAAAAGTTACTTATGAGAAAGAATTTGATTTTAATAATAGTTCAGATCAACCTTTATTTACTCAGCTTTTATTTGAAGAATTAATCCAACGCAGACTTTTCATAAGTCAACTTAAAAACCCCCATGAGAGTCTTGATAAACAACTCAACGATAGTCTTAAAAGAGTCACAGAGCTTCAAATTAAACTAGGGATAACGAGAGAACAGCGAGCAGGAGTACTTGATAAGATTGACGGGAATATAGCTGAAATTTCTGTATCATTAGATGACAAGCTTAAGAAAATTGATGAAGAAGAAGAAAATCTTACTAAAGAAGAATTAATGTATGGGCATTTGAAAGCCCAACGCCCCCCTTATAATATACTCCCTCCAAAAGAAAAAATAGAAGCTATTCTTAAAACCGGAGAAGGTTATGTCTCTCAGATAGATGAACCTCAGGTTAGAGAAGAACCCCCAGACAAAGAACCAGTCATTCCCCAGAGAATTGAACTTCCTATGGGAGAGGTTTTATAATGTCTGTTAGATTAATGAAAGCCGAACAGAATAAACTTAATCTTTCTGAAAGATTAGTTTTATATTATCGTAAATATCCTGTTCAGGCTGCTAAAGATCTATTAGGACTTAATTTGATTTGGTTTCAAAGAATTGCTTTGAGGTCGATGTTTAAGCATAAATATATACTATTGATATTTGGAAGAGGTATAGGTAAAACTTGGTTAGGTGCTGTTTTTTGTTGTTTATATGCTATGTTATATCCTAATACTGCTATTGGTATTATAGCACCATCATTTAAACAGGCAGAATTTGTCTTTGATAAAATAGAAGAGTTGTACAACAACTCTCCGTATTTAAGGGCAGCTATGCACAAAAGGGTTATGCGAACTGCCTATAAAGCATTAGCTAAGTTTCGTAATGGGGCGTTTATTGAAGGGCTTCCCTTAGGTACGGGTCAGAAAGTTAGAGGAAGACGATATAATATAGTTTGGGTAGATGAATATGCTTATGTAGATGAAACAATTATTAAAATGGTTGTAAGACCCTTTCTTAAAGTTAAAAGAAAAGGCGTTGAGAATAAGTATATTATTTCATCGACTGCTTACTATACTTGGAATCATTTTTATATTCAATATCTTTTATATCATTATATGTCTCAAATAAAACCAGATCTTTATGCTATTCACGAGTACATAGATGAAGATGTTAACATGGTTCCCAATCCTCCATTTGAATTAGATCAAGAAATAGATGAGATGATGAGAATGGATACTACTGATGAACTTTGGAAAATGGAATCTAAGTGTCTATTCCCCGTAGAAAATGTAGGATTTTTTGATGCTAGAATGTTAGATCGCTGTACCCCTAAGTTAACAATAGATCATTCAGATTCTCCAATTGAAACTATTGGAGATCCTAAGGGTTCTTATGTGTTAGGGGTTGATGCAGCGAGGGTAGCAGGAGGAGATAATTTTTCTATTTCTGTTTTGAAATTAGAGGGGGGTAAGAAAAGATTTGTTAATGGGTATGCTTATAATGGAATAAGTTATCCCGAAATGATTAAAAATATAAGAAGGGTTGTGCAAGCTTTTCCTACTGTTCAGATTAATTTAGATCAAAGCGGTGGGGGAACTGCTGTTAGAGATCTTTTGATGGAACCGTACAAATTAGAAGACGGAACAATACTTCCTCCAATTTTAGATATGGATGATAAAACTACTGAAAATTTAGTAGGTTTACGAATACTTAGGTTGGTGAGTTTTACTCTTCCCTCAGTGACCGATTTGTATACTAGGCTTAAAGCTGATTTTCAGCATACTAATTTATTGTTTCCTGTAGACTTACGTAGAAGTTCAGATCAAGAATTAGAAAGAGCAGGGAATGAAATTATTCAAACTAAAAGAGAGCTTTTAGTTTTACAGGCAGAAAATCGAGGAGCATATTATACTTTTAGTGTTCCTAGTCAGTTCAAGAAAGATAGGGCTACGTCTTTAGCATTAGCGAATCAAGCAGCTAATGAGGTAGTTTTTGGGTTAGCGACAAAAATTGATACACCGGCACTTGCTACAGGGTTTTGGATTTAGGAGGTAGATGTGATAGAAGTTACAAATGGGGAAGAAACAATAGAAATTAAAGAGGAATTAGCAGTTGGATTAAAAGTACCTTCATCTGTAAAAACCCCTGTTAATTATTTATCTACTCTAAAACAATATCAAGATATCTATAATGATATCTATACACAAATGCAAGTAGCTTGGAAATTGTACCAATTTAACAGTATTATAGGGAGTGCGGTTGATGCATTAGTAGATTTCGCTGTTACTAATTTATATGCTGAAGAAACAGGGAATAAAAAACTTGATGCTTTAATGAAGCATTTTTTTGAAAACTTGAATTATGAAAATACAAATACTGTTCCGGGAGTTTATCCTTTAATGCAAGAGCTTGCATTAGAATGGTTTACTTCTGGTAATGCTTTTCCTTATGTTAGATGGGACAATGTTGAAATAGACGACTTTGATGGGATGTGGAAATTACCTACTTCTATAACTCTTTTAAATCCTCAGTCGATTGTTCTTCCCAAAGACCCCATAGCATTTGGACAAGAACTTATTTGTTTAAAATTAGATGGAACTCTTTGGAGTAAACTTAGACTAGACGGAAGAAGTAATCCTGAGGCAGCTCTTTTGAAGTCTGCAATTCCCAGAAGTATGATGGATGCTATCAGAAGTTCAAAATCTGTTTTTCAAGGTGAGGTAAGGCTTAATCCTAAATTTGTAACTCATTTAAAGCGTAAAGCTAAAGGTTATCAAGTTTGGGGAACTCCTTATGTTTCAAGATGTTTTGCTTCTGCTACTCTAATTGAAAGATTAAAAGAACTTGATGAATCTATTAGTTCTGGTCTTATAAATTTAATTACTGTGTTTAAAATAGGAACAGAAGAACATCCCGCTTCTAGTGCAAGACTTCAAAAGTTTGCAAGTTTAATTAGAAATCCTAAAGCTACTACAACTTTAGTATGGGCGCATGATATTGAAGTTATGCAAGTTGGGCCAGATGGTAAAATATTGGCCTTTAAAGACAAATACAAAGATGCTAAAGAAGATCTTTTAATAGGATTGGGGATTCCCCCTACTTTGATGTCTCTTTCTCAACAGGGGGAAGCGTGGGTTTCTATTCTTTCGTTAGTAGAGAAGTTATCTAATTGGCGGACAGTGACTTCTATCTGGTTAGAGAAAATATGTAATCAAATAGCTAAAGAAAATGAATTTAACGAGAAGATTAAAATTAAATGGGATAGAATGAATCTTAAAGATGAAGCTTCTATTAAGAATTTAATATTAGCATTTTATGATAGAGGATTGATTTCTATTAAAACTGCTCTACAGCAGTCTGGATATAATATTGAAGGTGAAACTTCTCGCAAAAAAAATGAAGATAAAGTTAAAGATCTATTCTTACCTCCTCAATTACCGTTTAGTTCGGGAGGAGAAACTTCTAAGGGGAAACCTTCAGATGAAAGTGTGAAAGCAATTCCTTCTGTTATGGAAAAGTCTAAAACAACTCCAGAATCTTCAATGAAAAAAGAAAGTATTAAAACAGTTAAAAAAGTAAAAGAACCTGCTTCTCCAAAAGCAGAGTAGGAGATAAATATGCCGGCTGATTATTATGTTTATATGTATTTAGACAATGAAAATATACCTTAATTAAAAGATAGTATTGCCATTAAAAAATGGTGGGAAAAAAGAAAAAATATATTAAATAATAATAAAGGAGAAACATATGGCTCCGGCTGATTATTTGGCTGTTCGAGATTCCTGTATAGCAAGAAAGAAAAAGAAAAATGGTGGTAAGATTTCCAAGAAAGGTATAAGTGATTGTAAGACAATGGCTTCCATATGGTATTGGAAAAAGCACGGTAAGACGGTTAATAGTGCACACGCAAGTAAAGATGTTATTGAGAATATGAAAGTATTGACCCAAGATATAAAAGAATTAGGAATAGATTTAATAGATTTAGATATTTTATCTGAGCAATTAGATCTTTTTGGTAATTTAACAGATTATGAACAATGGCAAGAGGAGACAACTCATTATGCGACATAAATTATCCATATTTCCGGCAATAATTAGTATTATATTGTTGATAATGTCACTGACGGGTGTTTTTGCATCTGCGCAGGTTATAGAATATAAAGATTTACAAGACCTGAAAGGTGATATTAAAATTTTAGAGCAAGATAATAAAGGATTTCTTGGGAGAGAAGCTGAAGTAAATGGGAAATTATCTGAATTAAATGCACTGTCTACTGCAAGTAGGAGAGATATTGAGGCTATTAAAATTTCAATGACGAACATAAATGATTCATTAAATAGATTTTATTTTTTGACTTTTGGAGTATTTTTGAGTGCACTGGTTAGTGGAGGATTGGGAGTTTATAGCATAAGAAGCAATAAGAAAAAAGAGGAATAAATATGAAATATGAAATGTATAATTTATTGTATAAGCATACTCCCTATGGGTTTATAACTTTAAGTTCAGCTACAGCAGTTTGGAGTCCTGTCGTTGTGGATGCAGGACCATTTTATATGGGAACTTATTATGTTGACATACGAGATTCGAATGCTTCTGCTGCTGCAAGAGGAACGAAATTCAATTCTTATTTATATAGATCTCCCGATAATAAAAGTTGGTTTTTACAGACTGCTTTTCCTTCACTTTCGAGTGCGGGAGCAGGGGGTATTAACTTAAAACATTATAGCAAATTTTTGACTGATCTTGGCGGAGGTTACTTAAGATTGAAATATGCTTGTTATTCTGCTTCTGCTAAAGCAACCACAGAATTTAGGGCAAGGTTAGAATTAAAAGAGGTATAATATGATGATAAATTTAAGTAAGTACTTTAATAAATGTGAAGAAGAATATGCTAAAGCTATGTCAACTGAAGTTGTACAACAAATCATAGATAAGATTTCTCGAATTAAACCCGAAGATTCTGATGGAAATAAATTTACTGTGTCTGTTTCTAATATTACATTTAGTCCTAATTCTGGGAATTATGATTATCTTACTTTAAATTTGAATGTAAGTTTGAAACAAGATGTTGCTGAAAAAGCAACGAGGTAATAATATGCAAAAATATAATTTATTATATGTTTTGCTTGTAGGGGAGGTGATGCCCAATGTCTCCATCTAAAGATATTATAGCTAATTCTGGAGACACCTAGGGCCTATCATAATCGTTATTCGGCCTCATCCCCGTACAAAGGTGATAAAAAATTTAAGAAGCTCCCTAAGAAATGTGCAAAATGCGGTAGCACTAAAAATTTAGACATTCATCACAAATCGGGGAATAGAAATAATAAATCTCGTAGTGATCTTATTGTACTGTGTAGATCGTGTCATCGGGCACTTCACGATGGGAAGGGTGAAGAGATTATATCGACTGCTGCAAGGATTATCGAAAATCCAGGTACTGAAGAAGCTCAAGCTATTGCTAAAGCACATCAGAATTCTGATCTTTTACATGTTGAATTTATTTTGTGTCATGTTGGTAAAAATAAAAATAAAGATATAT